TGGATGGCGACCAGCGATGGTAGAGGTTGAATCCGCTTTCGGCTGGTGAGAGACACCACACCCCGGACGGCATATTGACGGCAGATTCGTAGCCCTTGCGGTCAAACGCATTCATAAGGAGGCCCATGTTGATGTAGACCGTATCTCCATCCGGGATCATCACGTCCCCGTAGTTATCGAAGTCTCCGGGCTGGCTCCATATCTTGTCGTCGAAGTAGAATGGGAACGAGGCAATATCTTCAAACCCGCCTCCGTTGAAGTATTTAATCTGCCCAGCACGGGTCAGCACGAGGAATGAGGACTTGTACGGACAGACAGCGATGCAGGAGTCAGAGCCGACACCGAAACCAGTAGCCGAGGTAGTTGAACCCTCCCACGAGAAGAACTTGGCTTCTGACACGCCATCCGCTGCGCCAGAGGCAATACGGGTTATTACGCCCATCTTGCCGTAGTTGTAGGCTAGTCCGACAATCTCGAAATCGGAGGGAATCGTCAGGTTGGTCGTGTTTGTCAGATCTCCGGTACTGGCGGTGTACTGCTTGACGACATTCTTATTGGAAACACACAGAGATACGCGAGAGGCGAATACTTCAAGATAGTGACGTACACCGCTGGTCAGTCCGGTTTCTCCCGAGGATGTGTCCCATGTTGCCGATGCGGTTCCGTTTGCCGCTTTCGAGAGTATGGCGGTATCGGTTGTGACCCACCACCGTCCCTGGAAGAACTTGCCGTGCGAATCGACGGTCATGGCGGGATCGCCCGTTCCCGTATCCTCCGTAAGCGTGATGGTTCCCGACTGGTTGTCGATGTCCAGCACGAAATTTGATTCCGTGGTTGCGACTTGAAACTCACCCTGGCCGTACTTACCAATCGCAACCGGCAACTCGAATCGGGTAGTGGATGTGTCTGCCAGCTTGACTGACCGAGGGGATAGCTTGATATACCCCGGCTGGTCGAGGCTGATGTTCTTAGAAGCCCAGATCGTGCCGAGCTTGTCAGAGGTATTCGGTTGGAGCCACTTAGAAATCTTGATCATACGTTGAAGGCGGGAATGTCATACGACACACCGGACGCAGACACCACGCGGATGAACAGGTCGGGGTCGCCCATTACCGAATAAGTGCCAACGCCGCCTTCGTTCACGGACTGGTCGTGGGTATTCGCCGCAGTCGAACTGACCGAAAACCCGAGTAGGTCGGCAAACCGCTCCCTAAAGGCCTGCTGGACTTCAAAGGGGATGGTCGCGTTAGCCTTCATGGATTTCATGAAGGTGTAGGACTCTCGTAGCATCATTCGTTCCTCGTCGGTCATGTTTTGTTCGGGTTAACCCAGCCAAGATCGCTCGTCTTATCCGGGTTCTTCCAGTCGGCCTCTGGGGTAGTGACGGTCGGCGCGTTGATGGTGGCCTGTAGCCCGATGACAGCCGGAGAGACGATTGCACCTCCGGCGACAGTCGGTGCGTTGATGCTGCCGGTCATGGTGACGACCGAGGGGGAGACGGTGACACTTGCGGATTCGGTCACATTCAGAAGGAAACCGCACGCTTCCTGTGAAGCTGACAGGACGAGCGAATAGTCACCTGAACCGGAGGCAGCGGACGGAGTGGCAGTAGCCAGAGACAAACCGACATCGGTTGTGAACGCTGCGGTGTGCTCGTCAACCCGCTCTGTCCAGGTGGGGTTGTTGTTGGTGATTGCGTAGGTACTCTGCGTACAGTCACCGCGTGCAAACGAACCCATCAGATACACCGAGTTTGTGGTTGCTGGCGTTATGCCTGGCGTAAAGGTGTGGTTCGTGGCCGCAACCGTGTTGAAATCGGATGTACTCGTAATGTTTGCGCTTCCGGCGAATGATGCACCGGTGATCCTGGCAATCCATCCAGCCATACCCGCACCCGCAGCGGCACCTTGAGAGAAGGCTACTGATGCGCCTTCGGTTCCGTCAGCAACCCGATAGAAGCAACGTATGCCCGCGTTCGTACCAGTATTCGTGGTGAAAAGCGCAGTCCAGCCAGTTGCCGTCATCTCGTTCGCGGCACCGTTTATGCCTACAACTGCCACGAGCAAGTCACCGGATGCGGTGCTCGCCGGGATGTTGATGGTTATGGAATCGGTGCCTCCGCTGTGCTCCTTTGAGGCCGATGTAGCGGATGCGAACGCAGTAGCCATAGCTAGTTGAGGTTCAGAATGCCCTCCGCTGCGAATGAGACGGTGAAGGTTCCTGCGGTCGAGGTCTGATTGCTGCCGAAGTCGATGTAGAGCACGAGGGGAGAGGTAGACGCCGTACCAGTAGACTTGTAGATGATTGCGTAGCGGGCGGTGATTGTTGCGGAGGTGAAGGACACGTCAGTCGCGTCCATCACACCCTCATCATCGGTATCGTCGGTCGAGCAGGAGACAGTGAGGGTGGCCCCACCCGCCGAGTACGTGCCAGAAGCAGACACCTCGTTGTCTACGTCGTCGAAGTGATCGTCGGCGTCGATGTCCGGCACCCACGAGGACGAGTGCAGGGACATCTTGATAGTGTCCGAGGCGAGGTTGATAGCCGTACCGACGATTGAGCTATCGCCCAGGATGCGGCCCTTGAAGGAGTTGAATACTGCGCTAGCCATTGTGTACGCGGTTATTAAGGCTGATAGCGTCCACCACTACGAGCACGTGCTTGTGTTCGACCGAATCCGGCACGAGTTCAAGTTTCCCGGAGTCGATGGTGTCCTTCGACACGGTGCCGTGGATGAGTACGATGTCGCCGTCCTTCCAATCCTTCTCGGGTACGTCCCCGTGTACGCGGTACTTCTGGCCCACGCCGCCAAGGGTTATATTCACTGTCTGAATCTGGTGCTCGGGGAATACGCCGCTCTCGTCTCCTACGATGAGGAAGGCTCCCTCGTTCTTGGGGCATGGGAGGAGCGTGTCGTTGCCGTTCTCGTCCTGGTAGAACACCTTGCCGTCCTCGACCTTTGAGACGAGCCAGGTCTTCTTAGAAACCTTGCGCTTCAGTCCGTCTGCGTACAGGACCAGGCCCTCGCGCTTCACGAGGTGCCCGGCCCTGATTTCGACTCCATTCTTATCAGTCATATTATTTGTTTGAGTGTTTTGCTGCTTCTAATCGCTTCCGCTCGTCCCGGTTGCGGGAGCCGAAGTATTCTTTGATTGACGCCTCCATCGCCAGGCGTTCCGCGCGGATCGCGGGGTAGTTGGTGAGGTTATTCCTCCGGGCAAAGTCCTCAGCCGCACGGATCACGAACCAGCGGTGGTGGTGCCCTGGCACGCCGGGCTTCTTCGAGGTGTCAGTAGAGACGAAGTAGGATGGCTCGCGGTTGATAAAGATTTTCAGCCCCTCCGTGTAGTTGTAGTTAGGAATCGGGTCAAGGAAGATGGCGTTGGCCGTCTTGTCGTACTTGATAGGGAAGCCCCCCGTATCCCTGCCGTCCCACAGCCCATCGGTGTCGGTTTCTGACTGCTTGTCTACTGGCTTCGCCTCATGGAATACCCCCGAGGAGTCGGCAACCATGACCTTGTGGATGTCGAGGATGAGGTTGGAGCTCTCGTCGGTGGTGAACTTATAGTCCCTGCGTCCTGATACGAGGTTATGCCGTGCCTCGGGGTAGTCGGTGTGGTTCGAGTCGTCGAACTGCCACGTCCCTGACCCCTGGAATGCCAGTGGAAGGTAGTCGTCGTACGCCTGGTTCACCGATACCGTGGCGGCCTTGAGGCGGGTTGGATTGCCCGAGATGTATCCGTAGTCCTCCCCGATTTCCCGTTCGAGTTCCTGGATGATGCCCTTGTAGGTGCTGGTATCGGAGAATGCTAGAGACATAGGCTATTTGGCTACCCAGGACCAGACGAGTAATACGGCTGCACCGACGCCCGCGAGCCACTTGATGAGTTCACCAAGAACCCTTCCTCCCTGGTACGCAACGATGATTGGCTTGGTCTCCTCGATGTGAGCGCGAACCTCTTTCATGTCCTGCTCGTGTATCTCGTTGTGGCGATCCATCTTGTCGTTGAGGCGGTCGATTTTCCCGTTGACCGTTTCCTTGATGACGGCGACGATGGCTTCTCGGTCCTCGGGCGTCATAGGGCTACTGCACGTACTGCTTGGCGTACACCGTTACCGCCGTCTGGTTGGTCGACGACGCGGTGATAGTGCCGCTGTACTGGTTACGGTCGGTGATCTCGAAGCAGGCGTCGTATCCGGATGCCGCAGCGATAGCGACAGTGAACGCGCCATTCGCAAGTGCCGCTACCTTGCCGTTGTCCATGTTCAGGTAGACGACAGTGGTTGAGGGGTTGCAGACAGTCGCGTACACGCGGGTGTAGCTCGTGCCGGTGGTGCTGGTAGTGGTTGCAAGAATGGTCTGCGAACTGGTGACTGACACCGCAGCTGAACTCGTGGCGACACCGATAACGGTGGCGTCATATACCGAACCTTCCACGACCTTCGGGGCCGTGAAGAGGGAATATGCGCCGAGCGCGACGATAACGGCCGCAAGCACGATGAGGTGAACGTGATTGGTAAGTATCTTCATGTGGTAATTGGCTATTCGTCAGACCACGAGTATTCCCGGTCTGGCCCCAGCCAATTAGGCTAGGAAGGAACTAATCTGCGGGGATGGTCTCGTCGACCCGGCACACAATGTCCGTGCTTGCCTCGCGTAAGCAGGTCAGGAATGCGTAGTTGTTGATACCGATGACGACGTTCTGGCCGTCCGGCACCTGGAGGTCGATACCCGTACCAGCAGCAATCGTGGTGGTGGTTGCAGCGGCGGTGAACGGGTTCTCAATGACCCAGGAACGGTACGAGCCTGCTTCTACGGGAAGCGGGAACGTGGTCGATGCAGGGAGCGTCGCGGTGAGCGCAGCCTGAGTGGAAGACGCGGTGAACGTGATGACGTTCGCGTCAACCATCTGGGCGTGCGTGAGCGTCACGGTCGAGGTGACCGGAGTTACGGTCGAAACGCCACCGCCCTGAACGAAGTAGCCCTGTACGTTCAAGTACGAGGGGACATTCGGGCTGGAGAGCGCACCGACGACCTCACCCTTGTCGATCACGGAGAATCCGATAGCGACAGAGAGGGAGATTGCTCCTGCGACGATGATGGTTTTGAGGATGTCCATTTAGCAAAGGACTAACTGGTAATTAACGGAAGGATTCGGGGATCTCGTCGAACTCACCGTTAGCCTTCTTGACTGCGAACTTGACCGGGTTCTGCTTCTCAGCGTCTGCGAGAAACTTCTCCCAACGAGCCTTACGATCACCAGCCGGAGCGGACACGACATCCACCTCTTCAAGCGGGAGATCAGGGGCTTCAAGGACGACCGGAGCCTCCTCGACAACGTCTTTCTCTTTCTTTGCCATGTAAGTTTGGTTAGCCTTACGAGCTGGGCGGGAGAGGCGCAACGGGTGGGTATCCACCTCTCCCATCCAGCCCGCAAAGCGAGCTGGTAATGGTTAGGCGATCGTGATGTCCACGAACAGGGCAGCACGCGGGGTCCATGCCTTCGCACCGCAGATTGCGTATGCGACGACTTCCTTGCCGGTCTTGCCCGAGACGCCCTTCTCCTCGTAGCGGATGCCGCGCGGCATCGCGTAGGTAGCGACGCCCTTGACACCGAAGAGGCGGTGGCCCGAGTTGGTAGCCGAGAGCGTACCGAGGGTCGCGGTGACGAAGGTGCCGGTGCGGACAACGAAGATGTCCACGCCGCCGTACTTGTACTGCGGGCCGTTGTTGAGTGCCTGGTCAGCGTAGTTGTAGCCGGAGCTGAACGCTGCCTGTGCGACACCAACGACGTCGGTGTTCTCGATAACGAGGAAGTGGCGGTTCGGCGTACCCTGTGCGTAGCCTGCGACCTTCGAGAGAAGGTTCGAGACGATCACCGGGATGTTAGCTGCCGTGGTGAAGCCACCTGCCGGGGTGGTGTAGGTCGAGGTAGCGTCATCGAGCACCTTGTTGAGCGCGTACTGCTGGGCCTTGTCCATCACCGAGTAGGCGAGGTCATCGAGGAAATCAGCAGTAAGGTTGAACTGGCTCGTGCGCTCCTCGAAGTCGAAGACGTGCGTACCGAAGACGACCTCTTCCGAGACGGTAAGGGTGTCATCGGTGGTCGTCATCGCCGACACCGAGTACGTACCAGCGACTGCCTGGATAGCGGCGGTCTGCTGGGTGATGTACGGATTCTGAATGCGCTTCTGCTCCGACATATCCACGCGGAAGATGTTTGCCGCGATGGAGTTGTTGCGAAGCTGGGTCTCAAGAGATGCCTTGAGGTACTTGTCACGTAGAGTGTACGTGGAAAGTGTATTTGCCATTAATGTGGGGCTAAAGTGTTAACCCCACCCGTTGTGTCTACTTGCCTTGAGCGCGTGCCAGAGCGAGAGCCCTCATCCCTTCATCAGAGTCGGGGACTTCGCCGGTTGCCTCAGCCCGACGCAGGAGGTCGTCTCCTGAAACCTTAGCGGCTCCACGTGACGAACCGCGCGTGTTGGTTGCTGAAGCGGTACGGCGCTCTTCGGTCCTCTGCTCCAAGATCGTCTTGAGCGTTGCGTCACGGAGTGCTTCATGGACGGGCTTATCGAGAATCTTTGCGACCCTGATAACCTCGTCGAAGTCTTCGGACGACACCTTATGTTCAGTAAGTGCCAAGAAGTCCTTGGGGGAGAGATTCGTTTCGTTGGAAGGTTCAGCTTTCTTCGCTTCCTCAGCTTTCTTGGCGCGCTCGTACAATTGCTTGTTCTTCGCCTCCAATTCAGCCTTCTCTGCTTCGATGCGTGTGAGGCGATCTTCCGCAGACTCTTCAGGAGTTTCAATAGTCTCCTCTGCTACTTCCTCGGTTGTTTCAAGGACTTCCGAGCCGTCCTGGTTGTTTTCGTCCATTTTGAGAGATGGATAACTCTGATAAATGCACTATATGCGTGTCAACCCCATTAAAAGTGGGGATAACGCTACTTCGCTGAGTCTTTCTTGCGACGCTCGGCCTTCGATTCCTCTGACTCCTCCTCAAGTCCCGCGATAACGCGGAGCTTCACGAGGCCGTTCATGACGAATGCGATGGCGTCCTGTCGTGCGACGGCGAGAATCTTTGCTTCTTCTGCGGGGATCTGCGCCCATACACGTCCCTGATTAAAGATGTCCGACTCAAGCTCCTCGTTCGGGAGTTCTATATCCTTGTACGTCGGGAGGAGAATCTTCCTGAGTACCTTGAGAAGCGTCGGGTTGTACTTGATCGCGTTCTGGATCAGTGCAACCTCGTCATCTGCAAGATACTTGTCCGGCTCGTAGTTGAGCACGTCCTTAAGCGTTGCCCGTTCTGCCATGCTTAGGTAGTTAGCGTTTCTAATGCCTCAGTTCCACCCGGAGGAGAGCCCTGAGGAGCTGGCTGTGCGGATGCTGCGGAGAGCTGAAGTGGGGAGATGACACCGGTCTCCTGGATAATCTTGTTGAAGAGGAGCTTAGCGTTCGGGTCTTGTAGAATCATCGGATTTCCAGCGATGGTCTGGAGGAGAGCAGAGAGGGTCGTAAGTACCGCCTGCTTCTCAGACTGCTCGTTCGTGACCTCGACCGAGATGGTCATCTCGAAGTCCTTGAGTGCGTCCTTCCATGACTTCTCCTCGATGTCGGAGACCTTGAAGAACCGCTTATTACCGAGAGGCGCGAGGTCTTTCCGCACTTCTCCCTCAAACATGTCTGCCTGGTAGGGGGAGAGGACACCGAGGTCGGGGTCGTCCTTCAAAAGCTCATCCTTGATCTGCTGGTTGTATCGCTTGATTGCCTCCTTCGGCACCCACATGGCGTCGATTTCGGTGATCTGCTCGTCGTCGAGGATTGTCATAATCTCGTCCTTCGTGTCCATCTGCTTCTTGAGGAAGGGAAGGATGTACTCGCGCATCATGTCCTCGACATGCAGTCCCTTGTTCTCGGTCATGATCTCGAAGAGCGAGAGTCCCTGGGACGTGACGATTTGCACCGTGCCGAGAGCCGTACCCGATGGGGGAGTCGCACCGCGAAGCGAATCTGGGGTCGCGGTCAGCTCCTGCCCGATGGCCTGCCACTCCTTAGCGAAGTTCTGGAACGCCTGAATGTCGGGCTTATCGTTTGCAATGCGGGTGAGTGGTCCCTTCTTGTCGTCGTATACGAAAATGTCTCCGGTCTCGATGGCTGAGAGGACGTTCTTACCCTGGTAGCGTGGGTCAGCCGTCTGGAAGATGAGCTTTGAGGCCAGGTCGAGCGTGTCCTTCATGTTCTTCATCGAGTGGTTGACCATCCACTGAGCGTCGAATAGGTACTCGACTGCGCCGATGGAGAGCGTGCGACCGTCCTCTTTGATGAGGTGGGTGATCATGTACGGGTCTTTCTTCTCCCGGCCCTTGTAGAGCGTGAAATCGGCATGTTCGCCCTTGCCGGTGGCGACGTAGGCGATGACATGCATCTGCTGAACGTAGGTGTCGTCCTCCTCGTCAGGCTCGTCCTCAAGAAGATTCGCCGGGAGGTAGCCGTGTACCTCGTAGAGTTCTATGAAATTGGAGAGGTTGTCCTTCTGCTCGCCATCAAGCGTTTCTCGTGACTGCTTGGCAGAGAGCAAATCGTCAACCATCTGCTGGTCGTAGAGCTTGTTCTGCTTCAGCTGCGCCGGTGTGAGGTAGAGCTTTTCAATCCGGGGGAGGCCGTCAAAATCAACCGGATCGACAATGAGCCGGTTCCAGGGGATGACCGAAGGCACGAGCTGCCCGTCCTTCTCGACGAACTTGCAGACTGCTGAACCGTAGCGGGCGAGTGCGCGGCCCCAATCGTTGAGGAATACCCCGAACCGAGCCTCTTTCATCCACTTGTGGAGGAGGACGGTTGCCATGAATGCGAGCGCAGTCTCATCTGACTTGCTCGGGAGGATGCGGATGTCCTTGCGGTCGAGGTCGGTAGCGCGATACCAGATGTTCGTCGCGGCCGTGACGATGTTGAAGAAAGGCTTCTCCCGCCCTAGTGAATCAGTCGGGCCTGAGGTATGGCGAGAGTTCAGGTAGGCGTCTACCCGCTCGATCGTGTCGTGCATGTCCCACTCGACGTATTCGCCAAGCTTGGTAGTGCCACGGAGATAGCTATCTTCCGCAGTCCTGACAATCTCGTGTATGCTAGCCATTCACCTAGCACAATGCCGTCAAAATACAACCTTGTGTTGGGGATAACGCAACAACCCCCGATGTTGAGTCAGGGGTTGCGCTTATGTCATTCTCAGTCCGGCCTCTCGTTGGTGTAGGAGCCGAAGGCCCGAGGTTTCTAACCGGACTGCGAGGTGTCAGATATACTTCACAGCCTTTCGGCTCCATACTCTGCCAATTTAAGAGAGCTTGCAGTAGCCTCGACTCCGCTCTCCGAGCCGCCACAACACCATAGCGGCTTGTGTCTATAGGCTACTAACTTACAGGCATTTGTGGTGTGGAGAACTTCTCTCTAAGCCAGTCAAGTTTAGGGTGCTCGCCAAATAAGCGTTTACATAGCTCATTTGACTGTTTTCCTGGGTTTTCTCCCCGATCGTAGGGGAAGTCAGCGTCAGTAGTTCTGAATAGATGACCGTAGAAGGTCTTTTTAGTGGTCATACAGCGTTTGCCGTTGAACCATGCCTTGCAGCCTATCTCTACACCCTGGGAACCCCATGACCCGAATGCTTTTTCATCCAATCCGAGTTCAAAGTAGAGGTCTTTGGTGAGCATGAAGGCTGAACCTTGTAGGCACATGACCTCATGGGTCTTTTCCTCTCTTTCCGGGGCGAACTGCATCACAAAGTTCTCGTCAAACACGAAGTTAGACATTGGCTTGTGGTGGTTTATGGTCCATCCCGGCACATCGAGTGGGTACATGAGCGGGGAGAGAATCACATCGTCCTCTATAGTTTCGAGGAGTATACGGTCGAAGCCGGGGCCAAATGAGCAATGTGCATCCACTTTCATAAGGTATGCGCCTTTTGCTTCCTCGGCGAGCATGTTAGTCATGGCTCGCTGGCCGATGACGGGTGAACCGAACACCCGACACTCGTTTCTCAATGCGAACGCACCCGTTTCCTCGTAGGAAGCACCGTCCAACCCCACCAACACTTCAATATCAGCCTCCGAGTTCTCGAAGATTGAGTCTACTGTTTGTTGCAAGTAGGGTTCGTTGCGAGAGGGGATGAGGATGGAGAGGTCAGGCATAGAGGTGTTTGTATATCTCTCTGGTTAGATGACCCACTTGGTATGCCCAAGCCTCATCGCCCTGTGTGGTGTGTGGGAGGCCAACCCGATCGAATAGGAAGGAAACGGCATGGAGAATTTCATGCGATAGGTTTGCATGGAAGTCGGGATTATTCTTCAAATCTTCGGCCATTAGAATAGTTTGGCCGCCGTCCAGCATCACAGTGCGTCCGATACTGTGCAATTCAAGGTAGTCAGCTTCCTCCTTGTCCATTTTTCTGCCCATCTTTTTGTTTAGAGCCTTTATGACCTCGGCGTGAGTAGTCCCGATACATACCATCACGTCGAACGGATAGGAGCCGTGGGTCACTACAAATGGCTTCTTGCGCTTCTTCATCATTTTCGTGGCTTAAAACCTAGCTCTTTTGACTCTTGGTGATTTGGCTTGTCCATGTCATCCCACCACACGTCCTCGACGGGGTAGGTTTTCTCTCTCCGTATCGCGTCGGTGACGGAGTGTGCGTACACGTATTTGCGGATGATAAAGAGTTTAGGGCGTTTCATGCTAGCGCGTGCTATTCATACTCTGCCGGGACTGGTTAATAGAGAATCGCTCCTCGATCTCACGAGACAACCGCGCAGCGTCCTCTGACTGGTGGGGGAGCATCTTTTCTCTGATAACAAAGTACATACGCATGATCCATGTATCACTGTCATCGGGGGAGCGACCGATAAGCTCCTTCACATCCTCCTTGGGGGTTGCCATGCGCTTACCATCGCCCTGTGAGGCATCTTGATAGGTTGCTAGCTCCTCGATAATCACCTCCTTATCCCTGCCGGTACACTTGGAGGCTATCTTGTGGTTGTTCACATGGTCAGCAAGGGTGAACACGCACTGTGAACGGATATTCTTGTACTCCGAGGTGAGGGGAGCGTCTTTCAGGTAGTGGACGTTCGGAAGTCTCACGGGGTCGATGTCCGTACGAATAGGGCCGTAGGATGACTTGAAGCCTACGATCCCGTCGAGTAAGGAGTTGCTTGCTACCCCAGCACCCACGCCGATAGCATCCACAATCGTTTGCGACATAGGGATACGCTCTTCCTGCTGGTACTCACGGGTTTGCATGACGATACTCTCCGTGTTCATCCGGGAGAATGTCTCGCGCCGGTATTCCTCTAGTCCCTGCCAGAAGGAGAACTTGGTGGTGTCCGAGCCATCATCAGCCACATCAATCACCAAATACTTCTCAGGGGATTTGGTGATGGTGTTGGTGAACGTGTCTATGAGCGCGGTGTACTTGAACAGTGCTCCGGCGTTCTCGACGTACTCAGCAAGAATCTCCTGCTTGTAGGTCTGTGAGTCCATCTCGGCCTTCGCTTTCTCGATCTCCTCGACAGGAATGTGCGGGTTGTCTGAGGTCTTGAACTGAAAACACTGCCAGTCTAGGTCATTCTCTGATTCCTTCTCAAGGCGGCGTAGGTTAGGGTTTTCTTTCTTCGGGGTTCCGATGAAGTCTGCTGTGCCTGCGGTGTCAATGAGAGCAGGGCGGAATATCTCTTGCCAGCCAATAAAGAAATCTTTGCAAGTATCGACTTCATCGAAAGTGATGTGGTCAGCCTTCATACCACGAAAGTTCTCTCGCGCCTCGAAACCAAAGACGTGAATATGTGACTGTTCACCGGAATCAGTGGGCACTTTTGCTTCTAGCCTTGCTTCGTTCAGATCGCCGATACCTCCGAGCCTAGCCTTTAGCGATTCCCATACGATACTCCTGGCTTGCTTCATTGTGGGGGCCACGTAGAAGATGCTCTTGCCCTTGCCAGAGACTGCCTTAAATAGCATGTTCTCTATCTCGAACGTCGTCTTCCCACTGCGTCGTCCCGCCCTGATGACCTTAAAACGTGCCTTAGATTGGGCAACGTCTATCTGCTTCTCATGTAATTTAGGCGTACCTCCAGCCATAACCTCTATGTGTTTTGCGCTTACCCTGACAGCACTCAGTTATGTGTGAGCTTCTAAAGCCTTCTCTTACTGCATCCATTCCACTTTCAAAACGCTTAACAACATCACCGTTGAGGATTTGAAGGATTGGCTTAGACACATGATGGAGAGAACCAAACTTGCCGAGTGATGGCTTAGGGTGATTCGTTTGGAAATTGTTTTTATACCCAAGAACATCGAAAGCGTGCTTTATATTCTCCTTTTGAGTACACCATTCAAGATTCGAGACTGCATTATTGTCTCTACTGCCATCCTTATGGTTCACATTGTTCTTGCCAGGAACCAGTGGGATAAAAGCCTCTGCCACCAGTCTATGAACTAACTTAGTGGTGCGTTTGTTCTCTTTGTACAGATCAACAATAGGGTAGCGAGTAGTGGATAGGTGGAGCTTCCTTAAGTTCTTCCCGCGGACACGTCCAATATCACTGACTTGGTACAAGCCCTCATAGCCGACTACATCCTTCCATTGTTCAATCATTTTTCTTAAAAGCAGGGTCAAACGTAATCGTCAGCGTCCCTCCCACATTCGCGTCTATCGTCTGGTGCGCCTTCCCGAATATCTGATCTGCGAGCCAGGTAGCTATCTTGTCGCTAGTCTCTGCACGCTCCATCAGGCCACGGGCAAACACCTCCATCTCCTCTGCGGTAAAGTAGTTCCTTATTTTGGGGATCTCAGTCGTTCCTTTCGGTCGTCCTGCTCCCGGCCTCTTTCCACCTTTGCTAGCCATTGATTAAATTGATTTACATTGATTATTTATCCGGGGAGGGGTAAATGGCTGTGGATTACTTTCTTATATGAGGGGGTCAGAATAGTCTTTCATATGCTCTGTTAGTGGTTAGAGGATCGGTAAGCGGCTAGGATATTCAGGTAATTAGCGCAGTCCATGAGTGTATCTTCGAGGGATTCATCAGCTACCTGTGCCTCTTTGTCTATAAGGTTGCCTATGCGAGCGAGCTTATCGAGGATTCGGACTAGAATAGCCTGCTCCACCGTGAGTCCTATCAACTGGGCGTTTCTAAAGTTCTTAAACGGGTCAGTTACACCGGCATAGTCGGCGTTCTTCTTCCGCATGAGTTCTATGCCTCGTGCGTAGAAGTCTTCTAGTGTTTGAAAGTATCCCACCCCGGTCATAATTACTTCTTTTTTCGGGGCGATTTGTGTATGCCCTTATCGTTCATTGGCTTGAACCCCTTCTTGAATGCCTTTCGGAGTTCTGCCAACCCTTCCTTGATAGTCGTGCGCTGTTTGTAGAGCGGTTTCTTTGCTTTTTCTGCGGATGCCATACCCTAAGAGTAGGGAAGTATGGGCGTAATTGGTGGGGATAACGCAAAAACGCCCCGTGGGGCGTCTGCTTGTAGCTAGCTATGCCGGGGACGCGATGTTCAAATCCGTCCTTCGGGCTTAGTGTCAGTGTAATACTACGCAATTTCCTGTCAAGTGTTGACAGCGGGGGAGGGGAGGGGTAATACCGATTCATCCTCTCGGGAGTAATCCCCATGCTTGGCGGGAGAGGATAGGGAGGCATGTGATACTTATCTAGCCCCCGGTTGTGGCCGCCAAGCCCTCCGGGGGCTTTTCTATTTCCCACTCTTTGCTTTCTGTAAGAAACATTGCTATCCACTCCCTTCATGAAGGTTTAGTGAAGAAAGAATTACCATGAGACATGTTGCAACTAATAATCAGTCCATGCTCCAAATCTTTTCGGGGCCGGGCCAGATTTATGCGCTGATCGACGAATACGCTGAATGGAAGTTTGGCATACATCCGTACCAGGCCGGGCAGTACCGCTCGCTACTCATACGCTTCGCCAAGACCTGCAAAATCCGGGACGTTGAAGAAATAACCGAAGATCACCTCGCCTATTTCATAGGACACGAACTGTCAGAGTTCTACCAGAAGAAGGCTGAAAAGGCGTTCAGGTCGTTCCTCACGTTCGCTTCAGGGGCAGGGTACGATTGTATACCACATAGTGCGGTGAAGAGCTTGCAGTATCACGAGGCCGAGCGTATGGTCTTAGAACGACCGAGGTGGCGACTTGCCGCTATACCTAAATGGAAACGAAACTAAGAGGCCGGAAGCCTGATGTAAAGATGATTCTCGCGGTCAAGGAGCTGCGGGGGAGGGGACTGTCCATTTCCCAGATTGTTGAGCAGCTACAGAAGGGGACCGAACGGCCAATCTATCGCCGATCCGTGCTTCGGTGGATGAAGTATTAGGTTATCCCCACCTACCCCATTGCGCTTGCTTTTTGTCCCTAGACGGGTGTATAGTTATATCAGGAAGTCGGACATTGAGAGGGAAGACACTCTAGCCGGTCGTGAACGTGTAGTGCCAGTACGGGGCTTCGGCCCTGATGTAAAACATACTGGTACTTCGCACATTATATCGTTTTCGACCGTTCCTGCCTCGAACTCCCGGCCTGTGCCGGGAACCCTGTGCACCGTATCCACTGTATCTTGCGTACCTCCTCCCTATGGGTTGGGGGTTCGGGGCGGGAAAGGAGTATCGAATACAGATGGTAGTGCCGCCGCCCTAGGTTGGAGATCGTAGGCTCCTTACTCCTTCGGCTAGCCCAGCCTGCCGTCTGTATTCGGTACTTCTCTAGAGCACGCAGTAATGCGTGTGTCTTGAGTGTTGATGGGGGATGTATGCGTGTGCAAGTAACCCGCGGTAAAGCTAAACAAAAAGCTTGCACCATCCCCACCAGCACTCAAAGCACTGTCTTCTTTTTCAATACGACTTCCATTACTCACCTAGTACCTCGTGCTCATCCGTTCGCTTACTAGGGGACGGATGAATACGCGGAACACACAAACGTATGGAAGATACAAACAAAGCAGTCACTCTCGAAGACCTCCACGGAGAAGTGTTCGAGTGGGAGAAGTGCGAAAAGCTGGACGGGTGTACGAGCGTATCCCGCCACGACTTTGACTGTCCGGAATACCGGGACTGGCAGGACGCAGACGAGGATCGAGACGCATATAACGAGGCCCGCGAGGTCTTCTAGTATGGCATACGACCCTAAGGACAATCCGCTGCGGAACGTGAAGGTAGAGATACACGACCGTTGCCACAGTAAGTCTCACTTCACCAACCTTCTCATTTGGGGTGGTTGCACGTCATGCCGGCGGATAGTGCCAGTACCCGATGACAACACTCCGGTATTCGAACGGATTGAGCACCTCAAGAAACTTGGTGTATGAACCAGACCTACCTAGAGGCACGGTATCTCGCCCGACGCACTAAGGGATTCACGAAGTTCGAGCGGTGGATGGTAGCTCTCATGCTCCTGTTCATCCTCTGCAACATTCTCCATTTCTTCGTTGAGCCGAATATCGCGGTCGCAAAGCAAGAGGTTATTCGAGATAACGCCTACTACTGCAATCTCATTCAGGAGCATGGACTGGAGGTGAGGGGCGCGACAGAAGAGCAGGTTAGCGAACTCTGTGGCCTATGAACCTTATCCGAATCAAAGACAACCTGTACGTCCCCGAGGACTTCGAAAAGAACCACAACTACTTCGCCGACCCTGAGGGGAAGAAGAAGTACACCGGCATCACGACGATCCTGAACGTGCTCGCAAAGCCCGCACTCATCGGGTGGGCGGCGCGGATGGTCTGTGAGCACATACGGGCGAATTGCGAATACATCGCCCACACGTTCGCGGACCGAGACGGCGACTACTACCTAGTGTCACCTTCCGAACTCGATGAAGCGCAGAAGGCCCACACCAAGAAGAAGGAAGAGGCTGGGGCGCATGGGACAGACGCTCATGCGCTGGTGGAGGAGTACATCAATGTGTGTCTGAACCAGGGTGGGCAGCCCCAAGAGAGAAACGAACTTTTACTCTACGTCGATGCACCAACAGACATTCGTTCGATAAAGCCATTTACCACTTGGGCCGTCAAGAACGTAGACCACTTCCTCTTCTCCGAACGCCGCATGGCGAACCCAGAACTCTTTATCGCTGGGACTGCGGACTTCGCCTACGTCGGGAAGGACGGCCGGAGGTATATGGCCGACTTCAAGACCTCTTCCGGCATCTACGGCATCGACTACTGGCTCCAGGTTGCGGCGTACCGTCTCCTTGCGGAAGCAGAGGGTGATGAACCCTACGACGGCGCGACGATCGTGCGACTAGGGAAGGATGGTTCGTTCGAGGTTCAGCACCGATTCGATTACGAGACTGATAAGAAAGCGTTCCTTGCGTGCTTGGAGATATATCGAGCACAGCAAACGTATGTACGTCCCGCACGACGGTAAAAGGCATTAATGAACACTGTATGGCACTAGAAAAACTTACGATCACCAAGGTCAATTACACCGATAAGAAGGCTGATGGCTCTCCGATTCTCTCGAAGTTCGGCAAACAGTCATGGCGGGTTGGAATCCTCACTAACGAGTACGGAAATACCTGGCTCAATGGGTTCCTCCCGTTCTGCCCGGATAAGTGGGAAGGAACGACGCAGACTGTCGAGGTCTACGATGAGGAGTACAACGGGAAGGAGCAGAAGAAGTTCAAGCTCCCGCCGAGGGAGGAGAAGGTTCCTGAGAAGGTGGTTATGCAGATCACAGCACTTGAACTCGCCGTCTCGCACATCCGCACTGTCCTTGAGAACAAGGGGATCATGGAGCCGGCGAAGAAGGTAGTCCAGGGTACGTCGGTCGAATACCCGAAAGATACCTTTAACCCAGAGAATATTACGTTCGATGGAGTAGATGCTGAGACGGCTTCGCTCGAAGAAGCGGCAGCGGCAGCCATGAGTTAGCCATGACCGCCACCTCTACCAGCATTCGTGCATACCACGACATCGCTAGTACGAGGGAGGTTATGTGTCAGTCCCTGCTTCGACTGTACATCGAACAGGGACCGATGAGTGACAGAGAAGCGTGCAGGAGGTTGATGTGGGAGGCTCCGAGTGTAGTAAGTGCGAGAAGGAACGACTTAGACGGGATTATCGAGATGGGAAAGGTGAAAGACCCTATAACGGGCATGACTGTGAAGGTATGGGGACTCAATCATCTAGCGTTATGAGTGAGTAGTGAATCTGTAGTTACAAGCCCGTCAAGCCAACTGCACATTATGAAGGGATACGGAATCACCATCAAGAACGACTTGCTCGATCCCAAGCACATCGAGCGGATGGGGATTTCCGTATGGCTCTATATGTGGCTCATCGACAAGATGACCTCGATAAGTGAGGAGGGGCTTGGAAAGGTATTAGGGGGGAAGCCGGTGACGTATGAGGAAGTCAAGGAAGAACTAGGGGTGGGCCGCAGCACCTATTTCAGGTGGCTCAAGAACCTAGAGGATCAAGGCTACATAAATCTTATACAGGCTCCGCACGGGAGCGTCATCACGGTCATCAAGGCGCATAAGAAGTTTGGGAAACTTGTCGCAAAAATGGGACTGAAGGGCGAATCTCGTCCCAAATATGGGACTCGTAGTCCCAAAAATGGGACCAGCTGTCCCAAAAGTGAACCACCTAATAAGACACTACAAGACACTACAGAAGACACTACAACTAGCGCGGGGCGCGGGGAGCACGAACTCGTCAGCTCGATCATTAAGTCATTCGAGGAAGTAGATCCGAAGAACAAGACGTACTACGGCAATAAAACACAACGCGCGGCCTGCCTGTTTTTGATAGCCGAGTACGGACTTGAGAAGGTTCTGGCGGTCGTAAAGCTACTCCCGCAGACCAACCGACAGCCCTATTTCCCTTCGATTAACTCTCCTAATGACCTGAAAGAGAAGTGGGCGAAGCTAGAGGCGGCGTGGATCAGGTACAGACAACAGAGGGAAGTTACTAGCGGTAAGGGACTTGCATGAAATATTTTCGCGTGAAAATTGGCTATGGCAAAGACGACTTCATCTCTGTTGATGAAACCGAACTGCCGACAGCTATCCGGGCGCAGATTACCGGGAAGGTCGGTGTGTTCAGAGAGGGAACGGTCTCGGGGAACCACATCCAGGCCATTCTTCCTGACCTCCAGCGTGCGGCAGGTTTCCACCGAGACTATCAGCTCACCGGGGAGGACTATGAGGAACTTCGGGACACGGATAAAGACCACAAGCTCTTTCTCGGGGAAACGAAAGACCGCGTGACCGCGCAGATCGCCGGGAAAGAGTCACCAACCCTCCCTTCTAAAGAACTACTTGTATGAGACAAGAAAAAACGAAAACAGTAAGTCAGGGTGAGTGGCGACTAGAGTACAGACAGTATCGGGATGATTGGGGATTCTTGAGAAACGCCTTTGAGATGATTTACACCCATCCAAATGGCCGTAAGACGCACATACCGTTCATGGCTGTCGGCTTAAATACTGCAACGAGAGATACGCCTATCGGAGATATTGTTGATGAATTTACGAGCGACGACCTATCAAAAATCTTCGATGAGCAGGTTAAGAAATGCAAACCTATCATCGCTGAACTCCTCTCTAAAGAGAACTCTTAATCAACTTCTTACTTATGGAGATTCAAATTGGGTTGTTTGTGAGTGGACTTTTCTTCGCAATATTCGGATATATAGGCTCGAAAGGTGTGAAATTCAGCGACCCTGCAACTCCCGCAACTGTTACGTATCTTCTTGGTCTGGCAATGATGCTTTTCTCCTTACACTAATCATCCCCCTACTGTATATGACGAACAAAGAAATTATAGAGCAGAATGCCGAAGAAAAACGTGAGATTGACTGGGACTTAAAGGAAATGTGTTTACTGGCCAATGTTGACAAAAACGATATTGATAACGTCCTTGCGGCCGTCTACGGAGAAAATGACGGCGCAGACTGGCACTATATTGTGCTTATGAAAGACGGTGAACACGCATATATTTCAGGCGGCTGTGACTACACCGGATGGGATTGTCAGGCGTCAGCAAGTCTCGTTAAGAAGGGGAGTCTCGATGAGGTGGTAGAAGCCGTACCAGAAGAAGAAAACTACTACAAGCGAGGAAACTTGCGCGAACACCTTAAGAAACAGCTCGCTCACGAAATGCCATTTGGCCTGATTTCCCAGTAATCCCCCTAAATCACCCCTACTACTATGGAGAAAGAAATAAAACTTTGGAATGAATGGAAGGAAGACCAGGCTGTGCGTAAGGAAGCGTATTGGAAAGACCCCCAGCGTTCTGAAATCCCAACCGGGAGATTTGGATGGATTGGGTACGATTACCTGGAAGGTAAGCTAAAAAGAAAATATGGGGTATCGGACGGCAAATACGAGGATTTTATGGATTGGGTTGCCGGAGGCTGTGAAAAGTTCCCAGGTGTAAAAGTCAAACACGAAGTAATCACCCCAGTATCTTCTTAAATTAGCCACGAAGATCTGCGAAAGATAAACACCTCTAACCACTATCACATGAATACCAAATACAAGCTCATCAAGTCAGATAAGGTATCTCCGTTCGGCAAACCACTGTTCCAAGTGGAAGCACTCAAAGACTTCGGTGACGCGAGAAAGGGTGAGAAGGGCGGGTACATCGAAGAAGAAGCGAACTTGTCGGTAGAGGACAACGCGTGGGTCTTCGGCAACGCGTGGGTCTTCGGCAACGCGTGGGTCTACGGCGACGCGCGGGTCTCCGGCAACGCGCAGGTCTACGGCGACGCGCAGGTCTTCGGCAACGCGCAGGTCTACGGCGACGCGTGTGTCTTCGGCAACGCGCGGGTCTTCGGCAACGCGCGGGTCTTCGGCAACGCGTGGGTCTTCGGCAACGCGTGGGTCTTCGGCACATTAAAACTCAAGGCAGGTCTATTCTTCGGCATCAAATGGTCAGGAGAGAATGTGCAGGAGATTGAAATAGAGAACGGAAACTACCTCATCGGCAAAGGAGACATCGAACTTGGTGAGGACAATGAGCAGAAGACCGCACTCCTTTCCAAAGCCGATGAACTGATAGCCAAGGCGAACGAGCTGAAGGCAGAGGCAGAAAAGCTCTAACCACTATCTGACGTATGGAGAAATCATTCGTCGCTGTGCTGGTTATCGTGCTGTTCCTCATCGCACTGGCGTACTACACGAGAGAGCCTCTATACACCGCCACGGTGTTTGATAGTGGGGATGTGGCGGTAGACGGAAATCGCTGCACCGTCGAGGCTGCGGACGGCTTCCGCATTATCAGGTGCAAATAGACCCACACCACCATGCCACACAAGAACACTATGAACCTAAAACAGTTGCAGCGGGATGCGCGGGAGGAGGCACGAGTTGCGGATTGGGCGACGCACCTTTCCGGGCCGCAGTATCACGAGGTGCAGCAGTTCCTCGACACCCTCATCGAAAAAGTCGTCTCTGCCGTTGAGGAGAGTGTACGCATACGTATCACTCCTGAAGATGCAGACGTGCTTGTTGCAGAAATGGGTCGAGAAAAATACTACGGTGGCTATCTCCGGCGTGACGAGGAAGTAGACAATGCCTTCAAAACCTTCCGCAACCATGACTAACAACGAGAAACTACAAGCCGTCCGCGAGCTTCTTCTACGGAGCGGGCCGAGGGAGAAGGAGGTTGTGCTACGGGAGATGTATAAGGCCGAGAAACGTCTCCGCTCCCTCTCCCAGAACGACCACACTAATGACCAGAGCGTATGAACCGCATCGAAGTAATCGACTGGACGAAAGAGAAGCGATACGGCGGCGGCCGGGTGTTCGTCGCGTGGGAGGATGATATTGAGGTAGTCACGGACGTGCAGGACGACGGGCGCACCTTGAAAGTGTTTATCAAGGACACCCAAGAGGGTACTAAAGAGAAATGATATGAGGAAACTACTCTGCTGGCTTGGGTTCCATTCAATGTACGGGAGTGAATACCCATACATCATGTACTGCCGCCACTGCAACGGTTGTGATTATGTTGGCCCCTAACCATCACCCTGTCCTATGAGAAAAGAAATTAAACTAACTCTAACCAAAGAACAGAAGAAGTACTTGCCTGCGTTGCAGTGGCTCTACACGGGTGAAAGAGCGAGCGGACGTTCCACACTCATTGCTTATGCTCTGATAGAAACCGTACTTAGAACGGGTCAATCACAGAGAATTATTGACCACCACCCGTCTACTCACTCGGATATGTTTTTGGCGCGAACAATAGAAGCTCTCCTTGAGGAAAATAAGCTGCCTCTCAAGGTGAACCGCTCGACGTTGATGCTCGTACCAAAGAAATAGCACCCACAGAAGGTAATTAACTAACTTGAATATGGATGAGAGAGAACCCACCCCTAACCTATAGCTATATGAAACTTCCTTTCAAGCAAAGTCCCTGGATACGGGTACAAGATGGCTATGCCCGCATGTTCGTGAGGTGGCTTTACGCCACTGTTCTCGATGAACTGTACTTGCCATCGGGTACGAGCGTGAGGATCAGCGAAGATGGGGGCCGGAAGCCTGCACGGCCTGGTCATAGGGACGTGCAGATTTCTGCTACCTCCCCAAACCGCCGAGGAATGCAGGAAGCGTGGTTCTTTGAACAGTCCGGGTACTTGTACAACTCATAGCTATATGGAGTTCAAACAGATCATTAATCGAGTAGAGCAGGGAGGTCTCTCAGGGGATGAGATCGCTTCGTATCGAAACTTCTGTGCCGTGTGGCTCTACCGCTTCTATGAGGAAGTAGGGAATCTATCTGCCAAGGCAGCCGTCTGGATGACCGCTAACCGAGAGAACTACAAGTCCCAGGCCGAGTGTGAGCGTGCGTGGGACGCTACCGAGGAAGGACAGACCCTCACCAGGAAGAAGAACACGATCAAAGGGCTCGAACATATCCAGGAAGTCCTCACCAGTCAGCACTTCATGCTGACGAAGGAACTCAAGAACACGTAATCCACAGGTATTCTCAGGAATTTCACGTAGGCTTCAGACACGGTGCTCGGGGTCTTATCCATAGACACCTGAGATGTGCATAAATCAGACTGTGGGCGGTGCTTAGTTGCGGGACGGGTGTTTCCTATCTGCGAGCTGTGCAGGATGGAGTTTAACTACGGCGAGGATCACGGCGGGAAGTGGTGTTCAGAACGATGCAGGTGGTGGAGCGATGTTTTAGTACGCACGGTGTTCGGGCTGATGATTCGTTCACAGGAGCGGTGGGAGGTGTTTTATAGGGCCTACTACGGTGAGGGGGAGATCCCCAATCCACGCCAGTTCTACCCGCTCCTCACGGAATATAAACAAGCAGACCGGCTCCGGCCCAAGAAGAAGGCCGTTCTTGCTATCCCGGTGGCGGTATGAAGTCCGCTCAGACAAAAGCGAAGGAGCGCATACAGAAACTCTTACGCCTGAACGCGATAAAGAGAGACGGCGAGTGCGTCATGCGCCAACAGGAGCACCTTCTGCCCCAGAAATACTTCGAATGCGGCCCATACCGAAAGGATGGACAGATCGTGGTCCAGGCAGAGCACCTGGTTGGGAGGGCGAACAGTGCTTGCTTTGCTGACATGGATAATATCGTACTTCTCTGTCAGCGGCATCATTTCTACTTCAAGCAACAGCACGGGGCACTGTACTGGCACATCATCCGGCTCGTGATCGGGGAAGAACGCTGGGAGAAGGTGCAGGCATGGGAACGAGAGGCTAAGGCGCACAAGGCAACGAGGGTATTCCTTGCGGAGTGGGAGGAGAAGGCTGTGGAACTGGAAAATCTGTTATCCCCACAAAAGGGCAGGAAAGCAAGCTAGCCTATACCCATGACCTATCCCGAGACGTTGAAGATAGGAGCCCATGAGTACGAGCTGATATTCGCACCGCATTGGGAGGGGAGCGATGACGGTGATCTGGGCCAGACCAACTACGAAAGGCACCAGATTCACATAAAGACCGGGCTTCCTGACACCACGACACTCAGCACGGTCATACATGAAATCCTGCACGTCATGAACTCCCAGCTGGATCACGTCTTCCTGGAGAGTATTTCGGAACAGCTCACACAGGTACTTTGGGACAATGGCTTTATAGAAGAAGAATGAAAACGATCCTATTCGATTTAGAAACGCTCCCTATTGTCGCCTACACATGGGGGCCAAAATGGGAAGCTAATCTGCTAGAAGTAATCGAGCACACAAGACTCGCATGCTTTGCCTGGAAGGTACTTGGCGAGAAGAAAGTACATATAGTGGGGCCGGAACTAAACTACAAACAACGAGTGAAAGCGTTGTGGGATATGGCTGACGAGGCTGACATTTTGATCGCACACAACGGCAAGTCCTTCGACGTGAAGGTCATGAACGCCTTTTTCATACAGGAAGGACTACAGCCACCTTCACACTATCGGTTCATAGACACTAAGTTAGAGGCTAAGAAATACTTTAGATTCCCAAGCAATTCACTGAACGATCTTGGACAAATGCTCGGTCTTGGTCAGAAAGAGGACACAGGAGGTTGGGCACTATGGAAGGGATGTCTTGCGGGGGATGAGAAAGCCTGGAAGAAGATGCTCTCGTACAACAAACAGGACGTGGTGCTCTTGGAGCAGGTGTATCTCAAGCTCCGACCGTACATGATCAACCATCCGAACATCGGTGATGGATGTATCTGCGGCTCGACCTCATTCCACAAGCGTGGGTTTGTGTACTCGGCCAACGGCAAGACGCGCAGGCAAGAGTACCGCTGTCGGGAGTGCAGGATCAGCAAGTACGGGTCTACGGAAAAAGTTATCCCCCACCAAACGAAAATAAAGTCTCTAGCATAAAGACAGGTGTTCTACAGGAGGCTTCAATGAAAGCTATTGTCTTCCGCTGCAACTTCTGCGGCTGCGCGACCAACGGAGACTTCGTGTGCAGCGACCGTTCGTGTCGTGAGCGCGAGGCCCAACGCCAGTCTGTCGAGAAGTGCCGTGAACTCGGCATCGGCGGCCAGCTCGACCTTTTCCAACTCCCCAGACCCACAGGTGATCCATGAAGTCATCGACCTCATGCGCACGGTGCGGTAGCCCCATGCTCCGCACCAAACACGAAGATGTCGAAGAGATCGGCGAGGCTGTCATGGTCACGACCGTCATCTTAAACGACTGTCCCGTGTGCTCGGCACAGATAAAGGTGATTCTCCCTTTGTTCGCCGGGCAACTCCAGCTAGGAGGCAGCACATGAGAATGCTCCTCTATGGGCTTGTGTTCGCCCTCCTCTGGAAGTACGTGTGGGGGAAGGATCTCACCAAAGATTTCTGGCTCGACCCGTGGTCAAGCTAGTCGTCCCGATCCTCTGCCTCGCGTTCTCACTGTATGCCTATCTAGGCACTTACCCCGACTTCTAGCCGGGGTTCATTTTCCTATAGCACGTCCATTTCCATTCGTTCCCTTTAACCCATTCTTCCGCCATCCACGCGATAGCAAACTCAGGATCAAGTGCTTGCTCTCTCGTAATCTCCGGGTGTGAGGGGAGGTGGATTTGTGATACACCCCATGAATCCTCTCGATTGTTAGGGCCGTTTCCGGGTATCTGACTTTGTATATTTTGCCAGCCAGCAGATTCGCATTCGAGGGTCTTGATGAAAAGCTCCTCATTTAAGCCGTTTCTACGGGCAGTATCCCTGGCTAGTGCCTCCAAGTACCCAGACGCCAGTAAATCCTCTCCTGGGCCAGTTTTGGGGCTTACAGGGGCATGTGTGGGTGCTTCAGTGAACTGTGGTTCACCAGAAACTGCCAGTATGGGCGGCGATTGAACGGAAACAGGCAAAAACGCCGCTATGAAAGCGAGCGGTAATATAAGCCGTTATACCCGTTCGTTGATGGCGACGATGATCTTTCGAATGAGGCCGAATGCCGCCTCCGCTACGCCGAAGAATGCGTAACCGAGAGTGACGAGCTGGCTAATCTGTCCTGTAAGCGTGTTCACGTCAGTTACCGACGCGACACCGAAGAAGACAAGCGCACCTCCCACCGCCTTCATAACGCCCTCGATCGTCCTCGAAAGCTCCTGAGGGTTAACGGAACTGGAAAGCGCACCGAGATTCTTTTGGTTCATACCCCGAGAGGTTCCCATGTTTTACCCCTCCTGTGCTGTGGATAGCAGACGGTAGTAATTGGTCTTGAGACCGCCGTACTTCTGGTAGTAGTCTATCCACTCTTTCAGGGTCCAGTGACTCTGCCACAGTCCGGTACGGGAGTTGTTAGACATGATTTGATGCTTACCAACCACTCCGACGTGGCCGCGTATCTTCCCGTTTCCTGACCCGGTGGGGGATGAGATGATGTCCCCGAATTGGGGTTCTGACACCTTCTCGAACCCGGGACTCTTTGCAAACCACCGATCAAGTGTTGCGGATGAGGCGATTCCTTTTATCGGAAGTCCCGATACCCCGAATCCGATAAGTACGTGAGATAGTGCATTAGCACAGTTCACCTCCTTGGGAATTGAGCGGTCGAGTCCTTTCTTCTGTCCGAGACACTGGTAGGCGTAGTCGTAGAATTTCTCTCGACGGGTCTTTTCGACTGGCTTAGGCGGTTCGGGGATGAATAGTATCGGCTCAACGACTTCTTCCTCGGGATGCTTCCACGCCATCAGGCCACCGAAAAGCGCAAGGAACAAGAAGGTCGCCCACGTAAAGATTACTTCCATAGTCCACCGAGTTGCTTTAGTAGTAAATCGCGCCACTCCATAAGGAGCGTGACAGCCCGCTCCATGAGGTTAGTCAGCTGCTGTCCCGGCTCCTCGGTTATGAAGACACGATAGCCGTAACCGAGCAGCGCATAGTCTTTTGCGAGTCGCTTGATGAAATCACCCTCTCCCTCTATGTAGTTGTCGAATATGTCGTACCGGTCTCTGAAGTAGAGGAAGGCATGGTTGATGTTCCGCTCGGTCCTGGGGTATACGCCATTCACGGGCTTGGGCCAGGCGTGTCCACCGACAACGAGCATGTCCTGCTCGATCAGGTCATCGAACGTGTCAAAGTAGACTCGTTCGTAGTTTATTGAGAACCGCTTGAGAAACTCCTTACCAAGCCGCTCCATCTCGGGGGTTATGGAGCGCGGATCGTGGTACTCGCCCCAGGTGAGGTTCCCCGCAGGGAGCATGGACTTCGGGATGAGCCCATACTTGTGCATGGCGTGGATGGGAGCCTTGAGCGAGTTTCCTCTGGGAGTAGTCCCGCTGAGTATTGCTATGAAGCGGTCGGAGAACAGCACGCGGTCCTCTTTCACGTATTCATTCTCTTCGAGCCACGAGGCATTTTCTGGTCTTAGGAGACCGTTCTGGTAGAGGTAAGTGAACTTTGTCTCGACCTTGTTGATGGGTCCTCGGGTCGCACAGTCCTGGAAGTCCTCTTTTCCGCGCTGGATTTCTCCGTCAGGGAGATACTTTTCTCGTTTTCCTTCTGGGATCAGGGCGATACAGGGAAGGGAAGTGGAGCCGAATATCCAATCCTCCTCGGTGTGTTCTGAAAGCTCTTTCTCTATATCGAGTCCGTAGTTCATATCAGCGAATGATTAACGACCCTCCTCGCGTCCACCACGTCCCGCCGTTAATGCGGAGGAGCGAGGGGGTGTCTGCGGCGGGCGCGGCAGCGCAGCCGGTGATGTTTCCCTGCGTACCCATCGAGGTCTGAATATTGGTCACATCGCCTGCACTGTAGGCGGTTTTGAACACAATCAGTTCCGCGATAAGGCCGCCCCAGAGCCGGTCCGCGGCCGTCGACGCAGAGTTGCCGATGACATCGGTGCCTGCGGTACGCCAGTCCGCAGGGCCGCCAGCGTTCACCTGGTTCGCCTCCTCGGTACAGTTGACGTTGATGATGAAGTTGCTCGTGCCGTCGTAGCGGTATGAGAGTTGGTAGTTCGTATCAACTACAGGTGCATTCGCACTCAGGATGTTTTCACCGAGGTCGGCCTGCCAGATGAAGTTGTTCAAATCAACCGCAGCAGCCGCGAGCGAGACGGCTCCGTTCGAGAACAGGTAGCGGTCGGTGGCAGAGAACGACCCGGCACTCCTCGTGAGGCCGAATATCTCAATCGGATTGGCACTACCGATGTCCAGGGTTGTCGCTTCGAGGCGGTATTCTGAACTGGCGGAAAAGTCGATTGCCGCAAGACTATTGAGGGACGTGCCTTCGGTGAGGACCGGCTCGTTGATGCCAGCCGGTGCGGTGAACGTGTTGCCGTTGCCGGTGTGGTCGTACACCGAGACGACGTAGGAGGTGGTCGCGCTCGTGAGCGCGAGCCACTGCGTCACGGTGTACTCATTCACGTCGTTCGTCACGAGCACGTTCGAACCGTTCAGTTTGAAGTCCTGCGTGCCAGCAGTCGCGCTCTCGCGGAGCCGGACAACGGAACTGCCCTCGAAGGCGGTCTTGAGGTAACGGGAAAGGGAGAAGGCGAAGGTCGCCCCCGCCACGTCATCCAAGAGGAGCGCGTACGCCGGGTGCGGGGCGAGGAGCGCGAGGGCGAGGAAGAGGGTGAGGAGTTTCTTCATAGGTACGGTGCTTCAGCGACGATGCGCCCGACGCGGGACAGGTCGCTCGAACTCAGGATCTCCGGCTCGGCATCCTCGCAGTCGATTTTCAGGAGGTCGCAGGGGTTCGTGGTGGTGATGGAATCGAGCGTGACGCATTCCACCTGTTCCGTCCCGCCGACGACGAACCCGTTGCCGGTGAGGGAGTTGTGGCCCGTATCCCCTTCAGCCGAGAGGTGGAGGGTAGCGATGCCCGGCTCCTTGGCGACCGCCTGTCGGTGTAGCTCCACGCGGTTCGCAAAGCCGTTCTGCTCGATGTTGCGCGTGAGGTAGGCGAAGTTCCGGGAGGACGGCTCGTAGCAGATGACACGCGCGTTCGTCTCCTTGAGCGCGAGGAGGGTGAACGTGCCGATATGCGCCCCGATGTCGAGTATCGTGCGCTCGTTCCCGATGAAGCGGCCGTAGGTGCGGTCGGCAATCACCTCATGCACGATGCAGATGTCATCGCGGGTGGGAAGGTCGATGACCAGGCCATTGCGGAGTTCGAGGTGCAGGGAGCCGCGATAGAACGCAAGCCAGTTCTTGAGTAGGATGATGTTCTTGAGGAGCCACATAGTTATTCAAAGATGATTAGGTCGCTCTCGACACTACTGGCCGCACTTGCAGGCGCGAGCGAATACGCCGCCCCCGCCGAGTACCAGTTCGAGCTGCCCGTCCACGTCACAGTGAGCGTTTTCGAGCCTGCCGTGCCGGAGGCGAGCGGGGAGTAGGCGACGTAGGTGGTCGCCACGATGTCCTGGGTATTCGTCCCCATACTCTGGGCGTTGCCGTTCTCGTTCACGAGGGAGGCCACCACATGGGCGTCGTCAGAGGTGGTGGTGAGGTTGCTCGTCGCGCTCGTGCCGGTGCCGGTCGTGTTGGCAGATGCTTCGGCGGCCTGGGAGGCGAGGCCGGTCCAGCTTGCGCCGCGCACCCACACGTCGGTCGCTGCATCGTTCACGGTGATGACGATATTCGCCGTCTTCCCGGTCGTGACGTAAAGGGAGAAGATGTACTGCGGGAGGACGCCGGTAGACTGAGCGTCGTTGGTCATGGACACGCCGTCGTAGGTCGCGGTCATGCCGGTGCGGGTGTCGTTGTTGAACGAAGAGATGATGAGGAGCGTATTGTCAGCTACCGTCATCGCGGTCGTGAGCGACGTGACCTTCCCGACGCTCTGCGCGGACACGGTGTTGTCGAGGGCGACCGCAGCCTCCGCCGCGGGGGTCAGCGATTGCAGGAGCGACTCGAACTCGTGGCGCTTCGGGTTGCGCTCGTGGCCCCGCTCCCGGCCCATCTCGGCGTACTGGCGGTCGGGTATCTGTACGAAGAGCTCGTTCCCGGCTCGGTCGTAGAAGACGGAGACGGAGATGAGGCCGTTGCCGTCCGTATCCTCAAAGATGGGTACTGGCTTGCGTACCGGGTCGAGGTACGAACCGGGCGTGCCGGTCGAGGTGATGAACTGGTCCTCGTATGCCTGCTGGTAGGAGTAGGCCAGCTCCATCTCGTGCGGCACGACCGGCGCGAAGGTCGCGAGCGCGAGTACCGACCCTACCCCGACTGCTTTGGAGATGCGCATACTAGTCAGCGGTGAGTGCCTTACGAACCGTGCAGCTAACCTTTGTGGGACTTGTGGCGGGGGTTCCCACGTCCACGTACCGCTTCTCCGCGGCCGTGAAGGTGTTGTTGGTGGTGAGGTTGAAGGTTCCCACCGTCGTCGAGGCGTTCAAGAGGTCCATGCGGTTTGTGCCGTCGTTAAATGAAACGTTCACCGTGCCGGTGTCGGTGAAGCACATGACCTGGCTCCACGTCTCACCAACGAATGCCGGGCCGAGCGGAATAGTGGTAGTGCCGGTCCAGGCGGTCGAGGTCGCGTAGGTGAAGGCCGGGTAAAGATAGCCGTTTGAAAGGACACGGGTCGCAGAACCGTCGTAAATCTTCAACTGACCCGACGTGGTGTCCCACGCTATCTCACCCGTGGCATCGAGAGTAGGAGCGGCGGCGTTGGTGATCTCAATGACCGCCGACCCGAAGTCATGCACGCCTGTCCAGGCAAAGTTCGCGGCGAGGTTCACCCCCAGTGTCGAGCCGGTAAGCGAGAGGCCCGTACCTACAAAGTCAGTGATGGTATCCCCGCCGATGGTAATGGTGGTCAAGTTTGCGAGGGCATCAATCGCCGCCTCGATGGTGCTCTCAGTAGTTGCGTCAATAGACGACACCCCGGCGAGTTGGCCTGCGATGGTGAGGGCTGCGGCGAAGGTCGCGTTCAGCGTGCTCTTGGCGATAGTGAGCGCATTGACTGTCCCGAGCGCGGTCGAGGAAGCGATGGCGAAACTCTTATCCGTCGCATCGTAGCCGGTAATCCAGGCGTTCGAGTCGTCCGGGCCGAAGATACTGGCGCTGTCCGCATTTCCGCCGGTGAGTGTGGCGGTGCCGGTGTTCGAGATTGAGAAGATGGTCGTGGTTGCCGAGGCAGTAGACGAGGCGACCGCGAAGAGGGTCGTCTTAGACTCGGTAGCGTTTGCATGCACCGAGAGCTTCGCGAAGGGAGAAGAGGTTCCGATACCGACCGCGTCGGTTGTCGTCGAGTTGTAGATGAGGTTCGAGCCGATCGTGAAGGCAGAATCCCCGCCGCCGCCCGTACCGGAGATGGTAATGGGTGACGCTCCGATAGCCGTGAACGTCGTACATGATACGGAACCTGAACAGGCTACTGACGTGGTAGCGACAGACTGGTATGCTGACGCTCCCCCATAGAGGAGCTGGCCGATAGGTGCGGTGGTTGTGCCGGTTCCGCCGTTTGCGATGGGGAGCGTACCAGTCACCTGGGTCGCTAGGTCGAGCTTGGTCCAGCCCACTGAGAAAGAGCCGTTAGTAGTGAGCACGGTGTTCTGGGTACCGGGGTCGATTTCGCCCGTACCGATACTGGTGCCGAGTGTGGTTTGTAGCGCACCGCCGCTAACCGTAAGGCCCGTGCCCGTGAGGTCGGTGAAGGTATCGCCGTTAATACCGAGTTGCGTGCTAGACGCGTAGGATGACGAGAATGCGGTCGTTGAGGCGTAGGTCGCATTGAAGCGGTCTCCCGAGGAAAGGGTGAGGTTTTCTGACGAGTGGGTGAGAGTAATGTCACCTGAACCGAAGTCGATGAAGTCGGTCGCGCCAATGAAGAGGTCGTCACCGATCGTCACGTCGCCGTCTGCTGCGAAGGAGGTCGTGGCCGTTTGCCCGATGTACGCGCGGTTGGCGGAGAGCTGGGTTGTCGATGCATTCCCATAAAGCAGCACGAGGGAGGTCGTCGCAGACTGTCCGGCTGCTGGGTGCGTCCATGCGTCGTAGGAGGAAAGCTTGTTGTTGAATGTCGTCCAGTCAGTCGAGGAGAGGCAACCGAAAACAGAACCCGACGCGGTATCACAGTCGAAGTCGTTAAGTGTGCGGGTCAGGCCGTCTCCTGCGGTGACAGGAACTTCATAATCTGTACCGGATACTGCGGCCGATACGGTTCCCGACGAAGCCTTGAGCAATCCGTTGAGTGATGTTGCAAGGCGCGTATTCCCGTCGATGTTCACGGCTCCATAGAAAGTGACATTGGCGGTATTACCCGCTCCAAGATTGGCGATGTCCGTCCAGTTATTCGCATGGATGTGCAGGCCGTCAGAAGCGTCCGCGCGTATGCCGTGGGTGGTGAAGTGGCCCGTACCGCCGGTCATCTCGATAGGACCAGCGAAGGTAGTCGTTGCCGTGCCGGTGACGGAGAACTGGGAGGTCGAGGCGTTTGCTAGATGCGAGGTTGAAGAAGCCTGAAGGCCCGACTGGAACCAGATGGGGGTTGAGGTTGAGTTAGCGGCCGCACCGTAGTTGGTCGTTGGCGTCCATGCGAACGTGCCACCTCCGCCCGTGGAAGCGATAACAAGCGTATTGTCGTCTGAGCTGGTCGAGATGGTGACGTTCGAGCCTGCGGCGATGGTGTTGAACCGGAGATCCACTCCGCTCTTAGAGTCGAAGATATTGAGGCCGGTCCCGAGGTTGCTTGCGGTGTTCGCCTCGCCGCCTGATGAACCAGGGAATGCAGTCTGGCAGTCCCCGGCAAGGCAGAGTTCATCGAAGTATCCCGTGCGATATGCTTTTGACGAGGTTCCCACGTCGAACGCGCTGTCCTGTTCGGGAATGATGGTTCGAGTCGAGTTGAAATAGGGAGCTGCGAATGCAACGCTTCCGAAACCGAATATGAGAATGGCTAGTAGTAGGTACTTCATTATCCGATGACGTAAAGGATTTCCACGGTCTGACCTTCTGCGAGACTTCCCGCAGCGTCCACCTGATCCGTGAAGGTGATTGCCTGGTTGGTAAAGGTGTAGTCAACAAGACGACGGAACTGGTAGGGGGATGAGGTTCCCGAAACGTCGAGCACCGTCCAGTTTCCTGGAATAGCGAAAGTCTTAGTAACACCATCTAGATACGGGGAAAGGTCGTACTTCTGAATCACATCCTTGCCGGTGATCCCGCTCGGTCCTGATGAACCTGATTTGGTCTTACGGATCTCGGCCAACTCCTCGTCAAGACCCTTGATGGCTGACTTATCAAGCCGCTCCTCTCCCTTGAGAGATTCGAGCTGGTCCCTAATGTCCTCGCCGGTAATCTGCTCGATGGCCCGCTGGACGAACCCAACGACGTCGTCGACGGTCGCGTACTCCTCAGCTTCCTTTTGGATGTTCTTCAAGGTCTTGGCGAAGCCCTCGACGAGCTTGTTCAGCTCTTTCTGGTGTCTTTCGACCATTTTCTCCCTCTCGCGGCCGGTGGAATGCTGAGCCTCACTCAGCAGTTTCTTCATGCGCTTTTCGGCGTCTCTGATTTCACCTTGGAGGTCTGATACTCGTCCCGACAGGGCTGAAGACTCGTTTTTGAGTGCTTTTTCGAGCTTCGTGGAGAGTTCGTCAGCGAGTTTCGGCTCGATCGCACGAACTACGTCCGTGAGTACGGTGAAAAACCGCTCAACATCTTCGTAGCGAGCGAACTTCTTTTCTTCCTCTACGGTCTTAGCTGCTCTCGCAAGCACCTCTTTCACCCGTTCCAAGTTGTCGGCCATATCCACACGGTACGGATTTTTGCAACAAATAGTCGGGGATAACGGATTGACAGCTCTACAGGAGGGGAGTAGGCTATTTACATATGAAAAAGTACGTGGTGGGGTTAATGCTTTTGGCGGTCGTCGCGTTCCCGTCTATAACAAAGGCGCAAACGGTCGATCTACAGGCACAGATTGACGCGCTCGTTGCCCAGGTAGCTGAGTTGCAGAAACTTCTATCTCTCATCCAGCAGGTGGAAGCTCTACAAGCACGTCTCGATGCTGTCGAGACAAAGACATCTGTGCAGGAAGAAGAGATCGTGGTGGGCGGCGGAACAGATAATGGGCCTTCACTTTCTGGTAAGAAAGAAGATGCAGCTAAACACGGAATTGGGGTCAACAAGAAACTTACCGCTAATTTCATTAGCGAGAAAAGTGATGAAGATCACGCCGGACAATTTATAGTCCAGTTGCACGACTGGTGGGAGGATGAAAACGGTACAATTACGGTTGCGAGGAATGGTGAAGTGCTAACTCCTTCGGATGTCGAAGGCCCGAACTGTGGGGGAAATGCATGGAATAGTCTAAAGACATGTGGCCTCTATCATTACTACAACAACATTGGCACTACGGACGACCTGACTATCAAGGGGAGTATCAACGGGGTAGAAAAGTCGTTCGATATAGTAGATGGCCACGATGGTGAGTATCTACAGTGGTAATCGCATAAACCACGCTATACTACAACTCCTGCCACGGCAGGTTCTGAGAGGCCCCCACGGGGGCTTTTCTCGTGGTATACTAGCCGGGATTATAAGTATCCTACGAGATATGACTGAGGAACAGGCACACGCATTGATTCTAGAGATGAAGCAAATGAATATCCGTTTGCGGGATATTGCACTCGCTCTTAACAGCGTTCAGGCACGCTTGAGGTAGACCCGTGGGGAAGTTATTTGACACCCCGTACCGAGAGGTGTAGGGTGCGAATAATGATACTGGTGGAAATCCTGATAGGATTTGTGGTTGCAGATTTCCTCGCACGGAAGTTCGACCTCTACTGACCTGGCATTTGGATAGGATTGCCTCCAGATGGATTAAGGAGTCGTCGCGGGTTCGTCCGTGCCGCGTCTACTTCTCTTCGTGCACGATCACCAGCTGTCGCCGCAACATCGAGTGCATCTTGCGTTGTTTGGGTACGTGCTGGCAAGTTAATCGTCGGCCCACTTCCAATCTGGGAGCGATAGAGACTTTCAATGGCAGGCGGCAATAGCGGAACCTTATTCTCAACCGAGATCTGCCCCAGGAACTCCAGGACTTCATCGTTCGGGAGCGTTTTCTTTCCAGCCCTTACGTCCTCAATAAACTTTTTTGTCTCTTTCAGTACCTTGTCGTCCGGCTTCACTTCCGAGTATTTGAGGAGGGCACGGTTGATGGGACCAATGACTGCGTTCTTTTGAAGTTGGGACGCGAGCCAACCGCCACCGAGTGCTCCAAGAATTGGGCCGATAAGTGGGAGATTGGTCTGGGTTCCCGCGATACTCCCGAGCAACTGGCCGACACGTGTTCCAAGCCTGCCGCCCTTAACAGCCACGCCATCGGCGCGTTCGAGTATCTTAATAGTGTCCTGTAGCTGTCCAAGTTCGCGGTTAAGACCCTTAACTGCAACGTCCTCTGCGTTCTGCTCGATTGTTCTACGTAGTGCAGAACCAACTTCGTAGTGTGCATCTGCGCGGCCCAGGTCCGTTTCCTTGAACCTCTTGGAAAGCTCCCATTGGCCTTTCTTAAACTCCTGAAGATCTGAGAGCGTGAACCGGTCGATGCCTTCCTGGGCGACGTAGGCATTAAGGATTCGGTCAGCCTGTTCCTGCATTTCCGCCACTCGGCCTTCGCGTCGAAGCGTTGGGTCTTGACCAATAGATCGTTTCACTGAGGAACGCACATCTTCAAGTGCGATTGTATTCGGATACAACGATAGCGCTTCGTCCAAGGTCGCGCTCTTCTCGAAGACTTCCTCTTCAAGAGTATCTACAATCTCGTTCGTCCGCACCTTGCCGTTCTCAACAGTCGGAGTCAGCTTGCGTTCCGCAAGAATCCTTGCCGGGTCCGTTCCCTTATCGAGTGCGAATGCGTACCGCTCACGAAGTGGTTTCGTAGTCTGAAATACCTTCTTGTATCCTTCCTGAAGCTTTGACACGGCCTCGTCGCCACCGACTCGGACGTTAACATCGACATCTCTAAGCGCTTGTCCAGCTCGCGTGCCGGTTTTAGTAACCGCTGTCGCCGCACGGTTCGTACCACTAAGCGATGCAACCGCAAAAAGCTGGTCGACGGCTGTTTGTGAATCTGGGTCGAGTGACGTGTACCAATCTGTTGCCACCTTCACTCCCCGTGCGATTACAGGGTCTTTTAGGGCAGTAGATAGGCCAGACTGAACAGCCTGAGAGACAGGTTCGTCGAGTCCTGTTGCGCGACCGACTGTTTTCAGCCCCTCAAAACCAATATCACCGGCTGCAAGTGTGACTTCTTTCCCGAGGTTCCCTACTGCCTGGCCGAGAATCGCCGGTTTTTCTACGAATGTGGCAAGGCCACCGGTCCCGGCATCCTGGAACCTGCGAGCAGAAGTCGCCGCGTCTTGCATGACGTTTTCGCCACGCTTCGTGACTGTTTGGTACACCCCCTCGAAGAAACCAGGTCCGGGAAGCTTGTATCCCTTCTTCTGCGCCAACTCTGCGATCTTTTGGTCAGTTAGACCGCGCTTCTTCAACTCGTCGACCTGCTGTTTTGTAAGAGTAGCCATATCTATCGGTTAAAGAGGCTTGCCCCAGGAACCTGCCTAATAAGCGCTCCAGCAAGGAAACTGAAGAAGCCATTTTTCTGTTGTTGAGCACCGGTAATTACGGTATCGAACAGCTGTTCATCCTCGTCCACGGGCGGGACACCACTTTCAGCACTAATGAGATAGCGGGAACCGGTTCCCGGAACACCGGCAACCTGATCCACGTTCCGTTCGTACTGTTTCTTGATGTTGTTGTACTGCGGAAGATTTGCCTGGTAGTTGCTATTCATCGTCTGCTTGATGGATGCAATCGCACCCGGAGAGAGGAAGCCAGTTCCATTGATTGCGTTGCTGATCTCTGCACCGTACTTTGCAGTCAGACTCTGTGCGTACTTTTTAATGGTTGCGTATTCGCCTTCACGGACGACCGAATCTGGATCGAGCGAGCGAGCGAATGAGTACACCACGGTCTGGTGGTCTGCCGGATTCTGAGTGCTCGGATCAATCGAATTGATGATGTTCAATGCCCGCTGAGTGTTTGTGAAGCTCTTCACAACCTGCTCGTCCTGGAATTTGTTCGTGAGGCTAAGCACGGCATTTGCAGTCCGATAGTCAAACTCATTGTAGAGACCCCCACCGACACCGCTGGCAACCGTGCTGTTGTACTCCTGTTGGAGTTCTGCGTACTTCGGGCTTGATGGGTCAATATTCATACCAAGCTGCTGTTCACGTTCCGAAAGGAACTCCTCAAAACTCTGTACCGGTGCCGTCCCAAAACCAGAAGCATCGAGGCCAGACTTGTACGACGCAAGTTCCTTCTCAAGTATGAGATTGTATCTAGCCATCTCCTTATCCCGCTCCATCTGAAGCGCGGCATTTCGGTCGGCCTGCTTCGACTCGAACTCGCGCTGTTCGGCGGTGGTGAAGAGGTCTTTGTTTTCGGAGTAGATAAGGGTGAGAAGGTCGTTTTTCTGCTTCTGGGCTTCGAGCTTGGCGGCTACGGCACGGTCGGCAATAGCTCGTGCTGAATCGTACTGACCCTGGAGTGCGAACTGCTTCACCGCGAGTGCTGCCTGACGATCGAGGGATTCGGTCTTGAGGCGGTTCTTTTCAGCAACGAGTGCCGAGGTCTCTAGGCCGGTGGTGTTCTTGTCGATTTCTTTTAGGGACATGCGGAGACCCTCATCTTCCGCAAGGATGTCGGCGTTTAACTGTGACAGCTGAGGCTCAAGGGCGTCGACACCTCCTTTGCGAGCGTACTCCTGTGCCGTGAGCTGGGTCACGCCGGGAGAGTTTGTGAGAGAGTCAAGAAGTGCCTGGAACGAGTCAGTACGGCCCGTTTCTGCCTCCTGTCTCCTCTGCTCAAGGTTCCTGGTGAACGCATCCTGGGATGCAGTAATTGCTCCCTGTAGTGCTGGTTGCGCGACAGCAGGCGGTGGCGCAGGAATGACCGCTGGTTTCGGGTTGCTCTGGAGGGTGCTGAGAGTCATGAGGTTCCTCTGCTGGGTATCGGTCGACTGCGTGGCCGGTTGGCCCGTCGCAATGTCGGTCCGTACACCATTCACCAGTTTCGTTTTTGCCTTTCCTGCCATGTTAGTTTGGTTTATTCGTAATCGGGTCTGGTGCGATGTCCTCAATCGTCACGTCGTCTCCGCGAAGCTCGATCTTGTACTGTGCGAACTTCGACGACCCTTCGAGGGTGAACTGCTTGTATCCCTCGTCTTGGGACGTGGCAGTACCTAGCGTCTCCCAATGGTCGATGATGTAGTGGGACTTCCTGCCCGCGACCACGCCCAGAATCTCCTCAGATACGGATACGACGGTCGTACCGCTGGATGGCTCCGAAATGGTGAGCACCTTCGCGGTCTGTCCTGCACCCGCCCCTGCGGTGAATTCGATTTCAAGCTCCTTTCCTGCGTCGAGATGGGTCTTTGCTTCTGAGAGGTCAGTGCCGGTGTTAAATTCGGTTGTAGACACCCAGGTAGCTGAGTCGCTTGTCTCGATATTGGGGGAGGCGATAGGGAGGCCGGAGAGGTTTTGCTTGCGCCCCTTCACTACAATCGAATCCCCAGACTTAAGCGGCTGGAAGAACACGGTGATTTTGCGCCAGTTGTCCTTCACGGCACTAGAGAAAATCTTGGGAGTGATTATCCAACCCCGACTTTCAAGGAAGGGTACGGTCATGCACATCGTATCGGTGGCCGTGAGTGAATTGGAGTAGTTCTGCGAACCCATAATGAGGTCGCGGTAGAAGCCGTTGTTCTCACCAAACATTTCCATTGCTCCTGACTTCTCGAACAGCGATTGCCCGTAGTCCTCAAGCGTATAGAAGTGGAAGTGGTTGTTTGTGCCGCCCGTGCCAGTAAGGTCGATCTTCACGCCTGACAGTGCCTCCTCCTTGCTTTCGGCCAGGGAGAAGGTCGTTGCGGTGTGCTTGATAATGTAATAATCGTTATTGCGCTTGATGCCGCCGATTTCGCTTCCGTCCGTATAGATGTAACGGGCAACGTTTCCTGTTGCAGGGACCGTACCCGAGGAAACCGTCATTATGTCAGTTGAAGTGTTCACGTTCGCGCTAGAGACTACAAAACGCTCGACGAGCGAGTTGGATGGCGACCAGCGATGGTAGAGGTTGAATCCGCTTTCGGCTGGTGAGAGACACCACACCCCGGACGGCATATTGACGGCAGATTCGTAGCCCTTGC